AAGAGTTTCCGTACCGCGGACCGCCGTGCGCAGCCGCTCGACAAGCTCCGACCAGTAGATGTACTGAACAGGCCAGTTTGTCGCCTTACGGCTGCCGGCAGCGGATATGGTTAGTTGTCGATCGTTTTGCACGGCGTTGCGCCCCTTTCACGTAATGTCACGTAGATTCCTCTGGCTCGTCTTCATCTTCTTCCGTTTTGCCACAGCTCGGACAAAATGACTCTTTACAGCATGGGCATTGTACGAAAAACTCCATGCATTCTTTACAGTCGTGCATAGGATATTCCCCCCTATTGCGGCATCGGGCCGAGGTCAAAAAGTTCAAGTTTTCCCCGGCCGCCGTATTTCGTTGTGTATTCCAAGATATAAGAACCGCCCGTACCGCCCACAACACGGGAAGTTGCAATTTCAATCTTCCGCCCAACCTGTTTCATGAAGCCGTCAAGCACACGTTTATGAACATGGATCACCTCACCATATTGAGCAGGCATTTCTGTCCGAGACCGGGAACGCTCCTTACGCAGCCATTCCCTCCGCTGTGCTTCCGCACGCTGCTGAGCTGCTTTCGCCAGCTTTTCACGTTCCTTCTGCTGCCGGATCCGTTCTTTCTCAGCTCGTTCCTGTTCAAGCTGGGCTTTCGATTTTCGTTTCGTTGCTATACCAATCACCCTTTCAGCTTCCGGAGATATCGGTCACGATAATATTGGACAAGTCCTTGGCTTTTCAGCTTGGAATATTTGGCTCGAAGAACATGCTCGGTTTTGCCAAGCGCAAATGCAAGAGAACGTTTATTATCCGTTTCGTAAAACATACATAGATACTCCAAATCATCATTCGTAAACGGCTTTTTGTGGTTCTCGTGAAAATCCGGATGTGGATTCATTCTTCCCCACCGGTCGTAGGTGATCCCATCGATCGCATCATGTTCCGGATGAGGCTGTAAGTCCCCTCTGACGCTTAAAGCTTGCATCGAATCACTTCCTTCCGAATTTACTTCTTCGATTAATTGGGTACCGCCGCTTTTCCCGCATGACGATCGGTCCGCTACCGGTTCGTTTCATGTTGGCATGGCGTTCACACATGGTTTGCGTGAGCAGCGGATCGCCACAGTAGATGCAGACAGCTCTTCGCTTCCGATCCTCCCGCAGTGCTCTCATGGCTAGCGCCTCAGGCGTTGGCATCAGAGACCACCTTTTTAAGTTGGTTGGCGGCATGACCAGCTAACAACGAAACTTGCTGAACGCGCTCATAGTAGGAGCTTGATCTACCGTTGATGGCCATTTTTCGATAAAGGTTATCTGAGGACTGCTCAAGTCGACGAAGCTGCCTGTACAGCGAGTCAATTTGGGCTTGCTCACCCTTAACTGGTTGGTTCATCTTTTAGCCGCCTCCTCATACCGCCGATCTAGCATTTCAACGAAGGCAACGGCCACCGCCGCCACCTGCACCGCCTCAGCCCGCATGTTGGCGTAGCCGCCTTTCTTACGTTCCTCCGGACCATTATCGAAAACCGTCTCGTTGATCGCCTGACACAGCTCACCAAATTCTTCGCCCAAGATCCCGAGCCAGAAAACCGGGTCATGGTTCTGTTCGCCCCATTTGGCGTCCTGGCGGGCGCGCTCCTTGACCACCTCCAGCAGAGCGGAGGGCTCCACCATTTGGGCACCCAACACTTTCCGGAAATCATCAGCGATAAGATAATAATGATTTGCGGCATCTTTCAGCCGATCGATCTCCGTTTGCAGTTGACGAATGTCCTCCGGCGAATATCCAGTTTCTTCGAACGCATACAGGCGTTCAAACAGTAGACCTGCACTCTCCGAATGTGACAGGTTCGCAAACCCTTTACCGTCCACGAACTCAATTGATCCGCAACCGAGTTTTCGCGTGATCCTGTTCATCCCGCATCAACCTCCCCGATCAGCCGATTCACATACCAAGCTGCCTTCTGTAAATCCTCCACGCCGTTTTTCCGGCTGTATCGCCAAAGGTACTTTATGGCCGCACCAGCAGAGTAAGCCTGTGGCCCCGGCAGTCCGATAACGGCCGCCTCGATAGCGTCGATACATTCGATACCGCCCGCGGTGTAGTGGGCAGGATGATTCACGTTATCGTGTTCAAATTCAACGCGCGGATCCGGCGATACTGCCTTCTCAATCACCGTCAGGAGTTGCTGGCGCTCCTCCTCCAGCTCCTTGATTGCCTGCTGCGCCTCGTTGCGCTCTTGTTCGAAAATGTTTGCAAGCCGTTTCCAATTCTCGCGGTCCTCCTGCAGTTCATTGATCTGCATGCTTGACTCGCTATCCCGTTGCGCCCATCTTGCGAGCTCTTCCTCATAGCTGTAGAGTCGTTCTTGCAGTTTGCGGATCTGCTCGCCTGCTTGGTCGGCCACGACGGCTGCTCCTTTCAATGCATCGTTCAGGCGCTCGATCTCGGCATCCTTCTGCTTGAGCTGCAAAGCGATAGCAGCATCCAATTCAGCAGGCTTGCCCGTAGGTTCTGCGGCTCTCGGCTCCGGATCCTGCAGAGCCGCCTCGCGTTCCTTATCAAGAATCTTCTGAGCCTTAATCGGCGTTATTCCCTTCAACCCCCACTTCTCCACCCAGTAGGCAAGCGTGTTGAATTTCATGCCGTATGCCCGTTCTACGCTCGACAGCGTCTCACCCTTTGCGATCGCTTCGATCAAATCTTTGCGCGTCAGCCCACAATCCGGGCCTTCCTTTTTCTTCTTCATATCTTGCCCCTCGCTTCCGTATCGTATCTTTGCTCTCCGGGATTGTTCTTCGGAGGATAACTTTGCTTTATGCGCTGTCGGTTTTCTGACCGCTGCACCGTCCTGGTTGGAGTATTTCTTAGCTGGCTCACTCCGATATTTCGCCAGCTCCTCCGGGCTAAGTGTATAGGAGATAACAGGCCCACTACCGGAAGCTCGCATCTCGTTTTCTCGTTTCGGGATGGACCTCATATACTTCTCACTGGTTTGCGCTGCCACGTTACCACCTCAATCCCCAGCCATGTCGCGATCAATTTTGGTTTTTGCCCATTTTGCGAAATCCCAAAGCGGCACACCACTAGTTGATCTGCCCGACGATGGTGTCTTATAAAGGACAAACCATCCTGAAAAGCCAACAACTGTACGCCTTCTCTTGCTCCCGTTTGTGTAAGTTTCGCCTACTTTTATATCGTTAGCGTCCACATGAACACCTCAGTCCTTCATGTAATAATCCGTTTCGAAGCCCGCAGCTGCCAGCGGTAGCCCTGGTGCCCAGCTGATCGGCGCCCCCATGATGGCGGTCATTTCGTCAACTGAGCTGAAACCGTTCTGTACATCCGCCACGATCTCGTCGTGAATATGCATTGCAGTCGAATACCCGAACGATGTAGTCCGCATCATAGCTACAGCGAGACAGTCCCGCGAAACAGCCTGAACCACGTTCTCGACGAATTTGCCGCCATAGGTTGAAAGAACGGACCATTTCTTCGTTTTCTGATCCATGCCCCAGTAATGAATCGCATCCTTGCCGAAATCATTCTTTTTGAGAAACGGCTTCGCATAGAACAGCTTCCGGCCACTCGGCAGCAAGATCGTCAGAAAATCCTGATTTGTGCAGTGGTGGCTCTCCCTCGCAATGATCAGCCCGCGGATCCCGACAGACTGTCCGGTTTGCATGACATCCAGCGCGGCATTCTCAAGGCCGTACCATAGATCCACGATTCGCCGATTAGAGTTGCGCCAGCGAGTTACGATATCGGGCAGCTCCTCCTCGGTCAGCCCCATATCAAGCGCACCCATGGAGATCAGTGCGCCGGATCCGCCTTGATAACCAAGGGCTAGTTCTGCGACTTTGCCACGCTGGCGGAGGTCTGAGCCCTTCCCGATCTGTTCAATCGGAATGCCGAACATCTGCGACGCCGAAGCTTCATAAATCTTACCGTGTGTTCGAAACACTTCTAACCGCCATTCCTCACCAGCCAGCCAAGCGATGACGCGCGCCTCGATCGCTGAGAAGTCGGACACGAGCAGCCGGTTTCCGTTCGTCGGGATGAACGCTGTCCGGATGAGCTGAGAAAGCGTATCCGGCACGTTACCGAAAATCAATTTCAAGGCACCAACGTTCCGAGCTTTCACGAGCTCCCGGGCAAGGTTCAGCAGATCCATATGATTACGTGGAAGGTTCTGCACTTGAACCAATCGTCCGGCCCATCGGCCTGTCCGGTTCGCTCCGTAGAATTGCAGCAACCCCCGGATCCGGCCGTCGTCACAAACTGCTTGACGCATGGCGGCATACTTCTTGACACTCGTCTTGCTGAGCTCCTGGCGGATCTCTAGCACGCGCTTTGCCTTGCCTTCATCCACCTTGTCAATGAGCTTGCTTACGGTATCTTTCCGGAGGTTGTCGACTTCTTCGTCTAACTCCTCCGTCAGCCATTTCGAAAGCTGCTGCACACTCTTCGGATTATTGAGCCCGGATAGCTCGACCGCCTCCTGCATCAGCTCGCCCGTAATTTGCTCGTCGATTGCCAGCGCACCTTCGACCATTTCCCGATCGACCGCGACGCCGAAAGCGTTGATTTGCTGGTCAAGCTGCCAAAGCTTCCATTCCTGTTCCGGTACTGGGAATACGGATAGCCGTCGCAGGATCTCCTTCTCGGCCACGACGTCGCCTATGCAGTAATCCCTAAAGAGCCGCCACTTTTCTGGCTCGTGATGGGGCAGCGTTCGGGTCCGCATTCCGTTTGCCTTCGACGGCTTGCATGGTACGCAGAACGTGCGAATCAGTGCACCGCCTGTGCCAAGCTTGCGCTTGTCTTGCGGGATACCTAGTGCTTCCCCGACCGCTCCCAGTCCCGCTGTGTAGCCGCAATATAGGCCGTGAACCTGGGTGCATTGCCATTGATCGATCGGAGTTGTCCAGAATTTGCCGAGGCAGTACCACTCGAAGGAAGCATTGTAAGCATGCTTGATGACGCTTGGATCGTTGAGGTCGTGAATGATTTGCTGCGGTATTTGCTCACCCTGCGCCAAATCAATAATTTGTACAGGTTGATCGTCGTATGAATAAGCGAACAAGATGATCTGAAAATCAGGGGATTGCACATATCTGTACAATCCCGCTTTTCTGATGTCGACGCTGGAAAACGTCTCGATATCAATGTTTAAGTGCCTCATAGGCCCATGATGCCGCCATTAAGAGGTTGGCCTGTGATCGGATCGATCTGTTGCTGCTGTGGCGGATACGCAGGTTGCGGCGGAGCTGCCGGCGGCTGCTGACCATAACCCTGTTGCGTCGGATAAGCTGGTGGCTGCTGAGGTGTTGCTGGCTGTCCGTAACCTTGCTGCGCAGGATACCCTGGCGCCTGACCGTATCCTTGTTGTTGCGGGTACGCTGCCGGAGGCGCAACTGGTGGCGCATATTGTTGCGGCGGGATCTGGTCAAATCCTTGCGGCGCCTGCGGCGGCAGATATCCTACGCCGAACGCTTGCTCAGCACTGAT